ATGGGTAGGGGCTGAGGCTTACAAGCCAGAGAATATTGTCACTGTTACTGACATCAAGGAAAGGTTACTAGCCCCTCCTGTAGTTGGTGTGCCGTGGTGCTTTGACACACTGACAGAGATAACCTATGGGAGACGCAAGGGTGAGCTGTATGCGTTTGGTGCTGGTGTTGGGGTGGGTAAGACTGATGTGTTTACGCAGCAGATTGCCTATGACATTGACAAGCTGGGCTTACGGGTTGGGGTTATCTACCTTGAGCAGAACGTTGTAGAAACGAGCCAGCGTGTGATGGGAAAACTGGATAAGAAGCTGTACCATGTGCCTGATATGAATTGGACACGAGAGGAGTATGTAAATAGTGTTGATAGGTTAGAGGCGAGAGACCAGTTGTACATGATGGAGCACTTTGGTGCAATGGGATGGCGCACTATTAAGACTATCATTAAGTTCTTTAAGAAAGCTTATGACATAGACCACATCTACCTTGACCACCTCACTGCACTATCAGCTAATGAGCAGGATGAAAGGCGTGCGCTGGACGGTATCATGGCAGACATGGCTAGTTTGGCGCAGGAGCTTGGTATTATCATTCACTTTATCTCGCACCTGACGACACCTGAAGGTAACGCCCACGAAGAAGGTGGTCGTGTGTTAGAGAAGCACTTTACTGGGTCACGAGCTATTGCAAGGTGGAGCCACTATATGTTTGGATTGGAGCGCAATAAACAGCACACCGATCCTGCTAAGCGGCAGCTGACCACGTTTCGTGTGTTAAAAGATAGGTTTACCGGACGTGCCACTGGGATTAAATTCGGCTTGCAATACAATCAAAAAAATGGTATACTGACTGAATCAGTAGACCTTATGGAGGATGACAACATATGACACAAGAAGAGTTAACTACTCGCATTGACGAGTTTGTAAGAATGATGGATGACTTGATAATTCCATATTCACCTCTAAACTTATTTGCGGCATTGGACACCTTAGAAGAGTTGGCTACAGGGATAAGGAAAGGTGAGGTTACTATTTCATGGGAGGGTGACACATGAGTAAGGACTTAGAATCTTATGGTTATTGTTCAAAGACAGGCAAGTGCCTTAACCCCTTTGGTGCTCGACCGCTGTGGGTGATAAAACTAGCTGAACAAATTAGACGTAACCATGTTGTAACTAATACACAGGAGGCATTGTTTTGAATAAAGGAGAAGAACGTATGACTAACGAAGAGTTTGAAGCAATAGCTACGTATTACGGTAAATCTGTAAAAGACGTAGAAGAAACACTAGGACAACGTGAGGAACGATATGGCGAGTATGTACACGTAGCGGCAACAGCACAAGAGATAAAGAAGATATTGCGTAATGGTAATAGCTGGTCTACAATGGAGCCTTACATGCAGGAGAGTTTGGACTTGATAGCCAACAAGCTGGCACGTATTGTTAACGGTGACCCCTTCTATGATGACAGTTGGCATGACGTAAGCGGGTATGCAAAACTAGTGGAGATTGAACTAGCTAAAGGGAAGTAATGCCTACTTTGCGAAGGCTGATAAAACTGAGTTGGGTACGGTGGTTAGAGATAATCACCTGCCTACATATTATTGGCAACACATGGAGACAGTGGTGAATTTAGTCCTCGACATCGAGACAGATAGCAAGCAATCTAAGATATGGATGTGCTACACACATAACAGCGACACAAATGAATATATATGTCACACAGAACCAACTACACTCATACCCTTAATAAGAAAAGCAGAGAGGCTGATCGGGCACAACTTGATAGGCTTCGATGCGCCAGTGCTCAACAGACTCTGGGGGACGAAGATTGGCTTGAAGAAAGTGAGAGATACCTTGATAATGTCAAGGCTACTGAGTCCCTCTATCGAAAACGGACACAGTTTAGCAGCGTGGGGCAAGAGGCTGGGGAATAACAAGGTTGAATACACCCGTATCTGGCATTGGATGAAGGGGTTGCAGTTTGATAAGAAGAGTGTTGCGCCTTATGATGACCCTATTGACAACTTGAATAGAGTTTATTGTAAGCAGGACGTAACTGTGACAGTTGAGTTATACAAGTATTTGGATGAGCAGTTAGCAGAGTGGGGTGAGAGTGTGCAGCTTGAGCATGATGTAGCTGCTATCCTTCACAAACAAGAGAAACATGGGTTTAAATTTGATGAGAACAAAGGTCGTATATTATTGGCACAACTTTCAAGTGAAGTTGCTGATATTGAAGGTGAATTGCAAGCTACGTTTCCACCAATTGTTGAAGAGAGGATAAGTGAGAAGACGGGTAAAACGTTAAAGGAGAAGGTAACCCCTTTCAATGCAGCTAGTAGACAGCAGATAGCTGAGAGGCTTGCTACCTTGGGTGTTAAGTTTACGCAGGAGACTGAGAAAGGCAGTACAATTATTAACGAGAAGGTGCTTGAGGGCATAGAGTTACCAGAGGCTAAACTAATTGCTAGGTTTCTTATGTTACAAAAGCGCATCTCGCAGGTTAGTAGTTGGTTTGAGGCAGTTCAAGCGGATGGTAGGGTGCATGGTAGGGTGATAACCAACGGTGCTGTGACAGGGCGTATGACGCACCACAGCCCTAACATGGCGCAAGTACCCTCAAGCGCGTCTGAATACGGGCCTGAATGTAGGGAGTTGTGGACTGTGGGGGTTGGGAACAAGCTGGTGGGTGCAGATGCTAGTGGATTGGAGCTACGGATGTTAGCCCATTACATGCAGGATTTGCGTTACATCAAGACAGTTTGTGAGGGTAAGCAGGAGGATGAGACAGATGTGCATACAATGAACATGAAGGCGGCTGGGCTTACAAGTCGTAACCAAGCCAAGACATTCATTTATGCATTTCTGTATGGTGCGGGTGCGGGTAAGATTGGGTCTATTATTGGTGGTTCCTCTGCGGATGGACACAAACTTATGACTCGCTTCTTACGTAACACACCAGCGTTAGAGTATTTAAAGGATGAGGTCGTGCTACCTGCGTCAAGGAAGGGATGGGTCAGAGGTTTAGATGGTCGTCATATTATGGTACGGTCAGAACATGCTGCCTTAAACTCTTTGTTACAGGGTGCAGGTGCAATAGTTATGAAAAAGGCGTTGGTTATATTGCACGAAAGGTTAAAACGTGGTATAATAAACTCTTCATACTGTGCAAATGTACACGATGAATTGCAGATGGAAGCCCCGCAAGAGGAGGCAGAACGTGTTGGTAAGATGGCAGTACAGGCAATTGAGGATGCAGGTAAGCACTTCAATCTGCGCTGCCCTTTAACAGGAGAATATAATGTAGGAAATAATTGGAGGGATACCCATTGATAGAAAACACAGATTTGGAAACTGTATTGGATGGTGCTGATAGTATCATTATAATTACAGAGAAGGAGGGCGTGGTTCGCCTTACCTTTAACCATGAGTTAGATGAGATGGAGGTGCTGGACATACTAGCACTTGTAACATCAGAATTTTACGAAATTGCCGAAGAAGGCAAACCAACGGAACACTAAGGATTTATTATGACAGATGCAGTAAAAGTTAAAGCGGACATCATGTGGGCATACTTGGACAAAGTTAACGACATGAGTGGCAAGTTTCAGGTTGACTTGTGTAACTTATCAGAGAAGGCGTCTGATGCGCTACAAGACCTTGGCTTAGAAGTTAAGTTTAAAGAAGGTAAGGGTAAGTATATTACCTGCAAGAGCACCCGTCCTATCCACGCTTATGATGACGGTGGTTCTCAGATTGGGGGAACAGTTGGTAATGGGTCGAAGGGTGTCGCACTTGTTGGTTCATACTCATGGGCATACCAGAAGAAGCAGGGAACCTCACCAGCCCTTAAGCGGCTTGTCATCACAGATATGTTGGAGTATCTTGGCGCACCAGTGGGTGATCTTGTCTCTGAAGACGACCTACTGTAAATGATAGCGCTTATCGATAGTGATATTCTTTGCTACCGAGTAGGCGCTGTTACTGAAGAAGAAAACGAGAGCACAGCTATCGAGATGATGGCTGTGTATCTTGAGGATATGTTAATGTTTGATCTAATAGACTGCGAGGAGCACGAGTTATTCCTCACTGGTAAACAGAACTTTCGATATGACATAGCAGTAACAGCACCTTATAAGGGCAACAGGAAGAACAAAGCGAAGCCAAAGCATCTTCCTATCCTACGGGAATACTTACAGAAGGCATGGGGAGCTACAGTTAGTGAGGATCAAGAAGCTGATGATGATGTTGCTATACGAGCAACAGAGTTAAAAGGTGAAGGACTCATTGTATCAATTGACAAAGATTTTTTACAGGTTCCGGGATGGCACTACAACTTTGTGAAGAAGGTGAAGAAGGAAGTAACACCAGAGGAAGGGGTGCGGTTCTTCTACAAGCAGATATTGATGGGGGACTCAGCCGACAACATCAAGGGGATTCACCGTGTGGGCGAAGTAACTGCGACAAAGATGCTTGCC